TCTTCAGACATTTCATCATGCTTCATGTCTTTTTCTTCAGACATTTCTTTTTCCATGTCTTTCATTTCTTCTTCAGACATTTCTTTTTCCATATCTTTTTCTTCAGACATTTGTTTTTCCATGTCTTCCATGTCTTCTTCAGACATTTCTTTTTCCATGTCCATATCTTTTTCTTCAGACATTTCTTTTTCCATGTCCATATCTTTTTCTTCAGACATTTCTTTTTCCATGTCTTCCATGTCTTTCTCTTCTTCGGACATTTCATCATGCTTCATGTCTTTTTCTTCAGACATTTCTTTTTCCATGTCTTTTTCGGACATTTCTTTCTTCATGTACATTTCTTTCTTCATGTCATCTGCCATCTCATCTTCTTCAGACATTTCATCATGCTTCATGTCTTTTTCTTCAGACATATCATCTTTTGATTCATCAGAATCCGCCTCAAGACTTTCTTCCATATTTTCGATTGAATCATCAGACTCTTCCACTTTTTTATTGTATTCAGATTCCATAGTATCTTCTTTGTCCTTCTCAGCTTTATCTTGATGATAATTCATCTCAAGAATATCTTTTAGAAATTTTGTTGTTATAGTCATGTTCGTTCTCTTCTGTAAATATATGAGTATAGCTTATTTATTTATACGTTTTTAATTTTCTCTAACCCTAACAAATATTTCTCTCTCTAGCTTAGTGGAATTATCAAAAGTAACTAAAACCGTAACTTTATAGTCATAGTTACTTTCTCCACCAGTGAGCAAAACTCTAACTGAAGTTTTGTGTGGAGGCAATATTGTGGGTTCAGTAGAAACTAAAAAATTGTCTGCCTGTTCTTTAATATCTGGCGTTTTTCTTTTCCATCTTACTGCACTTGCTGTGGCACTTGATATTTCAGTTGCGCCTTTAGGCAATATGTGTAGCTTTGCAAATGATACATCAATAGATAGAACCTCATTTGGCTGTTTAATTTCTGCAACTATTAGATTTTCAGTGTTAATATACATCTTTCTAAAACTTAAAAACTAATCTTTTATTATTCGGAGACGAAAGCTGGCTTTCACTATCTAACGCCCACTCTATAGTTGCGGTAGATTGTGTAACTGGCAATCCAGTAGTTATTCCAGTAGCAGTATCAATAAATGCTACCAGTGGAGACTGTGCATCAGTTTCTCCAGCATTTTGCTTGAATATTGCAATATAACGTATACTTTTTCCAGTAATTAGGCCAGTAAATTCTGCTGGATTAGCTGAAGCCACTCCATTTGTTATATTTTTTCCAACAAGTGTAGCAGAAATTCCAATTCGTGATGCAACTGGAACTGAGCTTAAAAATTCGTGACTTGCTGATGGAGTATAATCACTTGTAAGAAGAATTGCTTTGAAAGTATCTCCAGCAGTTCCCACTCCCCAAGATAAATCTCCATTTAGAAACTTTTCTTTTGCCTTGTCATATATGTAGTTTGACATCTTATAGCCCTTTATTTGCTCTCAAGAGACTTCATAAAGTTTTGAAAAGCTCTTATACTAGCTTTTTCCAAATTAGTCTTAGCATTTTTTTCAATATCTCGTTTGAGTTTTTGAACGTAAGTCTCTTTCAATATTCCGTTATCCCAAACCCATTCCTTTCCTTCCATGATTCCATTAACAAATGCATCTGGAGCTGATGGATCCGCAACAATATCTGCCGCAGTTGCTAGATAAAAATCATCTTGAACTATTTGGGTATCCATTCCTTCACTTCTAATAGAACCCATTCCTCTAGATGATACGCCAAGTCTTGCACCTTCATCAATTAAAGACTTAACAATATTACCCATTGGAGTCCCCATTATCTTAGCTTTTCCAATAAAATTGTTTCCATCAACTCTCAATTCAGTAATCATATGAGAAACTCTGTCGAGATTGATAGTCGGCCCTTCAGGGTGTCCAAGCTCTCCGAAAGCTCTATTCTTTTTAACATATTCCCTATCATATCTGAGTATTTCTCTTTCAAGCATATCTTTGGGATACATTCTCCCATTTCTATTCTTGAGTTCAGCTTGAAGAAAAATCCCTTCAATAAAATATGTTTTAGCAGAAGATTCTTTGCCTTCTTTGATAACTTTAATTTCTTCTGTTACTTCGCAAATTAGTTTCATATAATTGTATCCTTAAATATCCTTTTTGCGTATTCTTTCTTCTTGCTTTCTATAGCATCTCGAACTTTTATAAGTAATGCTTTATTAATACTGGTTTTTAGGCTTTTTGCATCATCATTGTGTAAAGCGATTACTGCATTTTTTAATTCTTTTTTTGCATTTTTCATATTATATGTCTCTATATTTATATATTAAAAAAGATTTTCGTCTTCGGTTGGTTCTTTTTTCTTTTCTTGTTCAATTTCAGACTGTATTTTTATTCTCTCATCGTTAGTTTGATGAAGAACATTTCTTTTTATCCACTCTTCAGAAAAATATTTTCCAGTGTATTGATCTATAGATTGAAGTGTATCTAATCTGCTTCGTAAAACTTCGGCATCTTTCAACTCCGCATATTGATTATCTGTTGAGAATGTGTATTTTGTACTTTCTCTAATATCATCCCACTCGTCAAGAGATATTATATTTTTGCTGATTAATTGCTTTTTGAGTAAATCATCGAACAAATGACTAAATCTAAGTCTCATTCTATGAATAAACTTTGCAAATTTGACTTCATCTCTTGTTATCTCTGCGGCTCTTCCCACTTGAAATCCTTGGGAGTTCTCAAGTCTGGATAGAGGAACATTTAATGCCCTATAAACTTTCTTTTGAAAATATTCAACATCTTGAAGCTCACCAAGATTTTCTCCACCAGGTAGTGTATCAATAGAAGTTCCCTGTGATCCTTCTCTTCGTGGAAGCCAATAATCTTCTAGCATTGATTGAAATCTAGGTCCATCTCTCATCTCACCTGTTTCAACATTATATTGAAGTTTGTTTCTATATCTTTGCATAACTGTGCGAAGATATTCATCAGCCTTAGATTTTGGCAAATTTCCCACATCAACATAAAATATTCTTCTTTCTGGAGCCCTAGCAATTCTGTAAATTACCAGAGCATCTTCCATCATTTTTAATTGATTAATAGGCTTGATAGCTTTATGCATATTTGATAATATTGACGCTGAATATTTGTCAACAATACCAGAGTGAACATAGCAAACGCTATCTGGTCTAATTTTTATTCCTCCAGTTGCTGAAACTGGGCTATATGAAGAAGGAGCATTGTAATGAAGACCTCTGATTGAGTATGTGTAATACTCGTCCTTAACTTTTAGTAATTCAACTCCAGTTTCTCGATCAACTTCTTTTTCTACTTCTCTTATTTTTCTTATCTGTCTTGGATCAATATATCTTATCTGTAATATTCCACCGTTTTCTTTGTCCAATATGACATGATAATAAAGTCTTCCATCTATGTACCAGCGTCTAGCAATTTCATATGCTTGATTATTCCAATCAAGAAGCACAAGTATTTTTTGAAACTCTTGCTCTATTACATTTTTTATGGGTTTTGTTACTTTTACTGCATCTAAGTTTATTTTTACAGCATCTTGACTGCCATCCATGACAATCATTTCATTTATAATATCATCTATAGCGTAATCAACATCTGGCAAAAGAGCTAACTCTCTATATCGGGTAATAAGCTCAAATTCATTTTTTATAGTTCCGTCAAAATCTATGTACGCGCCATATGCGCCAGCAACTCCAGCGACATTTAGTGCGCCATCATAATTTTCTGGAAGAACAAAAGACTTAGCATCATCTTTTTTCTCTTGCTCTTTAGTCTTTTTAAAATTCCAACCAAATAGATTAAATGCCATAATTATATTTTCCTGTTACTTTGATCATTACTATTTAGCTTAGTTTTATTCGTTTGGTCCAATTGTCCAATAATCGTAGCGAAGAGTCACTGAAAATCTCTGTATTTCTGAACTATCCCAAGATAATTCTATGGCACTAATATCAGTCGGAAACAAATTTACGAATTTATAAGTTCTAATTGGAATATACTTATTATCCTCAATATATTGAGAATACTGCTTTAACAATCCATCAACCTGATATGAGCTTGGAGATGAATTTGCTCCAGAGTTCTTAGTATTTCCTTTATGTCCATTTATTGCACCTATCCAACCTTCAAAAGTCTTTCTTATATAGAAATCTTCATCATTTATAATGTTCAAAGATAACGCTTCAAAAGTTCTATTTCCAGCGGTGTATACATCTCGACCTTGAAAAGGAATTGCAACTTCACCGATGGATGCTGATGGTATAGATGCAACACTACATAAGAATTTAAGTTTTCTAGAAAACTCATTTAGCTCAACTCCCACCTCAGAAATATTATCTAATCCAGGCGGAAATCCCAACTGCATTTCAAACAAATTGGTTCTAGCGCCACCATACCTTAAATTGCTTTTAAATGCGTTTATGTTAAATGTCATAATAGTCCAAGGCTGATAGTAAAACGCCCTCATTAATGAAGGCGAATTACTCTTTAACTAATAAATGTATATTCACCTGCGATGATGAATTTGTCTATATGATTAGAGAACACCAATATCACTAGAATCTTCAATCTGCCAGTAATCATAATTAAAAGTTACTGTGTATGTTTCTAGTGTATCTGTAGTATCCCAATCAAGATCTATTGTTCCAACTGAAGTTGGAAATAGATTTACAAACTTATATGCACGAATAGCAAGCTCTTCTGGACCTTTACTGAATTGTCTAACAATGGCAGTAGCCTGATAGTCTGCTGGGCGAGAAGTTACACCAGAGTTTCTGATGTTAGTCTCGTGGCCATTTATAGCAGCCATCCAGTTTTCCATAGCTTTTCTAATAGCAAAGTCTTCATCATTTATTACAGTTATATCCCAGCTATCAAAAGTTCTATCTCCAGCAACTTTAACTTTTCTGCCAAAGTATCCAACATCTATAAAGCCTATTGTGCTGGCTGGTAGTGAAGTAGCTTTAGCTAAAAAAGCAACTTTTCTTTCTATAGTTGGTGCTGGAAGACCTGTAGCATCAGGAATTCCATTGTTTACTGGATCAGAAAGAGTAGCTGGAAGGCTTAACTGAACTTGAAACAGAGATGGTCTAGCACCTCCGTAAGTCAGTTGATTCTTAAATTGATTTACATTAAATGTCATTTCTTAAATCTCCCTAAATATCTTTGTAAGTATTTATTTACGCCCTTCCGACTATTTCAGAGAAATCGACACCAGTTCTAACAGCAATAAAGTTTAACTGAATAAAATTGATTGCTCTAGCTGGTTTGATGTAAATATCTCCAACAAACTCATTTCTATCAATGACTTCTGGAGTGTTATTTGTTCTATCACAAACAACTTTGAAGTCATATATTCCACGTCGCCCTTGAACATCTCTCAAGAATGGTTCAACAAGATTTCTAAACTGCTGTCTAGTAAATTCATCGTTGAATTCAAAAAGCATATATTTTGCAGCTCTTGAGATAGCCTTTTCAAGAACAATGAACAATCTGCGAACATTTATTCTATCAAATGCACTAGGCTTAGCTTGCAGTGTTTTGTCTCCAAAAAGAAGAGTTCCTTGTCCAGGTGTTGAAATAACGGGATTGATGCTATTGAGATACAAGTCATCCCTCTCAGCTTTGTATGGACTGTAAGCAAGTTTAATAACATTTTTAACAAGACCTCTGTTATATCCAGCAGGTGACCACCAAGGATCTTGATTAACATCAGTACGCACACATATTCCAGCAATATCTCCATTTAGAGGTAGCCATCTGAAAGTATCATTGTACTTATCATACTGATATTTCCAGTTATTATCCATTACTGCATATGATGTAGAAAGATTAAGACCATTCTTAAATGCTATTGTGTCTACGACTTCATTTCCAGCATTGTTTACAACATCAGCTCTTTCAGGCGAAAAGAACGCAACACAATCTAAACGAGATTCGCAAATATTGCTAACTACATAGTTGATTGTTGCTGTGTTTGCTTCTCCGAGAAGAACTAGTGAAACATCAACTTTCTCAGCATCTCTAAACAAGTCATATCCGAGAAGTCTAGCAGAAAGAAATTCTGTTGTAGATGTATCATTTCCATCAACTCCACCGCCAAGGCTTTCTGTAGTTGGAGTATGATCTGTATCCCCCACAAGAGGAGTATAGTCTGTAGCTGAAGCAACATTATTTCCCCATGTTGAGCCAGAAATATGATCTAGCCATCTAACATACTGAGATGTCTTATTAATAACATCAGCGTAATATATTGAAGTTCCATCAGAAGATTTTGCATCAGATGCTTTAGATACGAAATCATATTTTTCTATAACAGTACCTTTGATTCCGCTTATAAGACCATCTTCGTCTACTACTACGATATGCATCTCATCTCCAGAACCGCCAGCGTCAGCAACAGGATCAGATGTTCCTGGAGCTATTCCGAATGTATCAGCATATTCCCATTTAGCAGTTAAAGTTCCTGCTGTAATATCAGTTTCTAGTGCAACGCTTACTGTAATAGTATCATTTTGTGAATCTATTGCTGTTACAATTCTTTCCTGATTAGTTGAAGCATGTTTGATAATAGAACCTACAACAACTTCTTCTTCTGGACTAGCATTTGTTCCAGTTAGAGTTGTGCTTCCAGCAGTTCCAGCATATGTTCCGCTCATGGTCTTAGTGAATTCTTTAGCACTAGCACAAACAGAAACTTTGAGTGTATTTCCCAATACTCCAGGAAATCTAGCTACCCAGTGACCAGAGTTTCCTTGTCCTGAATCATAGCTTGCTTCATAATGATCATCATTTTTTACCAATAATCCACTTCCGTCACTTGTTGCGTTTTTAGCAACAGTCTCTTCTGCAACACGAACTAGACGAAGTTTGTCACCGTAAGCTAAAAAGTTTGCGGCCGTAAAGAATGATGTTGCAGTATTGTTATCTGGCTTACCAAATCTTCTAACTAAAAGATCTTCGTTTCCCACTAAAACTACTTCATTTAGTGGACCCCATGTGAAAGCTCCTACAAAAGCGCCGTCTGTTGTAGATACAGAAGGAACAATAGTTGTGAGATCCTTCTCAGTTACTACTACTCCTGGCGATACTTGAAATCCCATGTTTTTCTCCTATTATATGTTAAGAATACCAGTTTAATTTTGGCAGTTTTCTTTTGCTTTTATATTTATTAAAAATCTATTCTCTATTTATTTATTTTGAATCATATTTGGCAGACAACCAATCATAAAAACTAATTTCTTCTTCATTTGAGGCTTCTTCCCAAACTGTCCCCTCTGAGTCTGTAAATGTGTTTTTTTCATTCCCATCACTTATATATCCAAATGGCAAAATCTCTTCGCTCATACTCTCAATTTTCTCTTCTGCTATTTTAGCTCTTACATTAGTATTAGTAAGTTCTTTAAACATAGCTTGAGTTGTTAGCCAAGAAAAAGATACTAATGTCATAACTAGATCATCATGACATCCTGGCTCTGCTGAGTAAGTTGTATAATTTGATACAAAAGATGTAAGTTCTGATATTATGTTGTAATCTTCTATTATTATTTTATTAGTTTCTATAAGACTCTTTAAGTTTGAACAGCCGATTGCTTTTATCTGTTGAGTCATTTTTAGACCCAATTTTGCGTTCTTTTTAAATCCAGCAGAAATTCTTTGCCCACCTCTTCCCATATTTGTCGTTGAAAATATGTTCTCATACTCCATGTCTTTATGAAGAAGCTCTGCCACTTGAAGACCAATCGAGTTTGTTTCTATAAGAGCATGTGCGTCATTATAAGCTCTAGCCACATTTACGATAACTGAAGGATACAACATTGGAGAAATTCTATTATTGTAATATTTTGCAACAACTTTGTAAGGAGTAGATGTGACATCAATAACAGTAAATGCTGAATAGTCTAAGTTTTGTCCTTCGGCAGTATCAACTGAAATTACATAAGTGTGATTTTCTTTAGGATCTTCATAAACATCTAAATACTCGTTTACTCTTCTTAGTGGTTCTTTCCAAGCCAGCGTTGTAAGTTTTGTTGCCGATACTAAAGTATTTGAAGTTCCAAGAAATGAGCAACCAAATTCTTGATCAAACTTTTCTTGACCCAACTGTTTTATCTGATCTTCTGCCCAAGAATCATTTCTTCCTGGAACAACAGACCAATGAGCTTCTATTGGCTTATACAAATTTCTTCCTTTTATGGCATCTGTCCAATATCTATAGAAGAGATTCATCCCGTTGGGGGTTGATACCATAATTACTTTAGTAGTATTACCAGATGATATTGTTGGGTATACTGATGTAATAAACTCTTCAGCTATATTTTGAGGCACGAAAGCAAACTCATCAAGAAAAATTACATTGTAAGTATTACCACGAGCAGAAGATGATGCAGTAGCGGCAGCAATTATTTTTGAACCATTTTCAAGTTCTATAGAGCCTTTATTCCATGCAACAACCCCCTGTTGCATCCACATAGGGATATATTCATATGCTAATTTAAGTTTAGATAAAATGTCTCTTGCAGTTGCCGCTTTGTTTGCCAATATTGCAATATTCTGCATTGGACCAAATAAAACTGTCCACAAAATATAAGCAATAGTTACAGTTGATTTTCCAACCTGACGTGGAAGTTTAGCTATAGTGAATCTATTATCTATATATGATGTCAGCAATTCTTTTTGAAACGGATATAGATCAAAAGGTACTAGACCCCTATCTACATGCACGATTTTCATATATCTCTCAATGAAATATATTGGATCTTGAGCGCATCTAATTCTTTCTTCTATTTGCTCTTTAGTGAATATGAAGTCTACCCCAGGACCTTTTAGATTTGGATTTCCTTTATAAAATCTTAACCCATCTGGAGTTATTTGTTTAATATCACTAGAATCACTCATTTGACTCATCAATTTTTTTCTTAGTCATATTTGCTATGATTGCATCTAATTGAGCAGTGTTTCCCACAAACAGATTATTATTAACAACTTCTGGCGATTTACTACCAGTCATTGATTCAATTTTACTCTTATCTTTATGTATACTCATTAAATCTTTTTGAGCATTTGCTATTGTGTTTACCAATAGAGATACAACTTCATACGCTCTAGGATGTTGACTTTGATCTGCTATTTCAACTAGATTATTCAGAGCATCAATAGATCTTTCAGTTATAGTATATAGATTGGTTCTTATATAGTTATAATCGGTTTTTAAGTCATCTTGAGATTCTATCACAATTTCTTTAGTGTTCACTGCGGCAGAATTTGACTTCACGCTCTGAAGTTCTTGCTTAGTATTAGATGCTGAGACTTCTGCTTCATTCACAAGTTTATCATAATCAATCTCTATGCTTTCTGATATGATTTTTAAATCTTCATCGTTAGCAACAAAATCAAAGTCTAATGCATCATCTTTTATATCATCATCAATCATTCACAATCCTCATATTGCATTATTTTATAGTTGGCGCATATACTTTGCTATTAGTATCTATAATCGGAATAGATAATCTATGAGTAGTTGGAACATCAATTCCAGTGTCTGGATATCTAACTTTATTATCATTAAAAAGCTCAACTGTTTCTATATATCCAAATTCATCAGTAAATTTAGAATCTGAAGGATCAATTACTGTTGTACTTCTTATGACTCTAGGTATTATTTGTCTTTGTAAAGGATCATCTAAATCAGCAGAGATAGAAGATGCATAAGTGTCAATAATTACCTTATCAATAAGCTCTCTGCTCATTATTGGTCCGTAGAACATCGCCTTTGCTTCAAATGATAATGTCCATACAACTTCTCTTCTACTTACCCAATCATCACTATAGCTATCACTTAAATCTACAGACTGTAAGATAATAGGCATATCATCTTTATAGTTAAGCTCTGGAATACTGTTTATTGTCACAGTAAATGCTGGAGTAAACCAAGGAACAATTTGTTCAAATATTTGATTAGCTTCATCAATGTATTTTGACATAATAGAAAGTTCCATTCCTATGTTATAAGGAACTCCATTATATTGATGATTTATTAGTTTATTTGTATCTTCTTTAGATGATATTTGCCTCTTTATTGTATTAAGTTTTCTAGAAGAATCATAGGTTACAGAATTTATTTCAAAAGACATTCTTGGCAATTTAATAGAGTGCGCTCTGTCTAGATTTGGATCATCATTTATTCTGGCCAAAAATTTCTCTGTTGGTCCATATGCCAAAGGCACTCTCAATCGCTCTACTTCATTATCGCCCAACTTTTTTATAACAAAGATATTAGCAAAGATTGACCCAAAACTAGCTACTATTTTTCTAAGAGATTGATGATAAAATGGATTTCCAAACATAATATCTATTCCTCAGAAAATGGATTGCTTTCAGTGAAGTCGATAAACACAATATTCTCAAAGCTATTATTTGAGCTTGAATAATCATCTCTAATATCTGATGTGTCTATAGTTGAAGAGAGAGTTGCATCAGAATTACTTATTGCTCCTCTAACTAATCCAGAAGTTGGAGTGAATGAGCCATATAAATCTTTAATCTTCAATTCTGTTGAAGATGCATACTCAACAAATCTAGCTCTAGAAGAAGCACTTAGAAGAGTATCTCCTTGATATATAAATTCACCTTCAGTAAAATCTCCATTAGAACTTTCTATATTTAAAACAAATATTTCAGAACCACTGGCAATATTTTCATCCAAATCTGTGATGCCAGTAGATATATTCTCATCTTGAAACGCATATTGCTCACACTGTAAATCAAACGTGTAAAATTGCCCCAGATTATAAAATGTGTTATTTTCAGAAACAAATTTTATCTCGTATAATCCAACAGCAGTGCTTAGTGGAAGATATATTAAATCTCCCTCATTTGGTCGATTCATTTCACTTCCAAAAACTTTTGAAAATGATTTTCTAGAAATTGAAAATGTTATTTGATTTTTAATCTCAAGACCAAACTTGCTTAAAATATTTCCATCACCTTGAAATCCATCATAGTCTTTAATGTATGCTTCTATGTGATGATAGTCATTAAAATTGGCTAGAGGATCTTCTCTAAAAATTTTGTCAACTTGTTCTAGAACTCTAGGCAGATAAATGACATCTATAGCATGAATCTTTATAGCTTCTTCTACCAAATCTTGTAGTAGATTCTGCTCTTGCTTTTGTCTATATAAGTTAAAGTATTTGTTAGATGCCACAATGAATCACCTATATTATCCTACCAAAAAGTCTGGAGGGAACTCAAATTCACTTCTCAACCTTTCTCTTAAAGTTTTTAAATCTTCAACAGCTTCATCATATATGGTTTGGCCATTTAACGTCACGCCTCCAGGCAAAGATATGCCTGAATATTTTTTTAGATTCTGCCCCCACTGCATTTTCAATAAGTTATATGCATATTCCCTAACAAATTCATCTGTAAAAATTTCAACGTAAGTGTTTGCATCAAGTGCGCTCCAAGCCTCAAATATTACCCATTGATCTGGCATAAATCCAGCCATCTCGAAGTGAACTTTATCGGTCTTTTTATTAAATCTAATCCCTTTTTTCCCTCTAAACATCATCTCCCACATGCTTATATATCTTTGATATAAGTCATATGTTACTAGATCAGTAGATGCTAAATTGAACATGTTATTGAGAGCAAACTGATACTGAAAATCAAACATTCCGCCCAAATTTCCGCCTATAGTTGAAGACTCTTGAGGTATAATATTAGTGACGCTAATGACTTTACTTCCCAAGTTTACATATCCAGAATCTAGATTTCCTACAGTAACAGCTCTTGAGTCATCCAAAATTGTAAATGTATTTTGTGAATCTTCTATTTGTACGGTTTCTCCAACTATAAATGTTTTTCCATTTAGAATTTTATAGCGTATCGTTAAATTATCTTCGGAAATATCATACACATATCCTCTAGCGGTACTAGTTTGACCAATAAGTATATCACCTTTTGTGATAGAATTTGTGTATGGCTGTGATAAAATCATACTGGAAGCGGTTAGTTGATGGTG